AAAACTTGGATTGTAGACTACGTTGGGGCCAAACAAGAAGAGGGCACCCAGGACATCACCGTTGGGATGATCGTAGAAACCATGGCGGATGAATTCCCAGAATTTTTAATGGTCATTGCTGAAGAAAATTGGATTCGCGGTTATCATCAGGCGCTTGAGGATATTAATTTAGGCCGCAACGCAGAAATGGCTGAAAACGGACAGGAAGCACTCTCAGAGGTTGAATGGGTTGAAGGATACCACAAACACCACAACCAAAATGACTAAATTTAAATCAGGCGCAGAAGCAAGGAGGATGCTTGGAGAGCACACTTTGTTTGGTAGGGTGAATGTCTACACGCTTCAGCCACTACCTGATCACATTGATTTGGAGTATGTCCTTGAAACCATAGAGGAGCGCGTCCCCTCTGTGTTTTTTCACGATATAGACTCAGTGTTTATTGGCCACTTTAAGGAGTTTGAAGAAAGGCAGGTAAATGCCTTCTACTCTGATGGCGCGCTGTTTATCACAAATAATCAATCTACTGATGAAGATCTACTGGATGATATCGTCCACGAAACAGCGCACGCAGTAGAGCGGATGTTCCCCGAGTATATTTATGACCACAGCCTTCAGGTCGAGTTTGTGGGGAAGAGAAAAAGACTTTGGAATCGCTTGAAGCAGCACGGCTGGAACGTTGACTTGGACGACTTCGTTCAGCTTGGTTACCAGCAAGAATTAGATGAGCTGTTCTACATGGAGATTGGATATCCAGAACTTTCATCTCACACGGTTGACCTTTTCAACTCGCCCTATGGGGCAACTTCAATCCAAGAGTATTGGGCAAACGGCTTTGAGGGTTTCTTTTTGCGGAGCCCTCAAAGGATTAAAGATCTAAGCCCTCAAATCTACAACAAAATCACAACTCTCACCAACAAATACAAGTAGGTGTAAAATGGCTCACATTTCGTATAGTGAATTGCAGAACTGGGTCAAGTGCCCAACGTATCACAAAATTACTTACATCGATAAAACTTTCAAGTTTGAAGGCAACCTACACACTGCTTTCGGCAAAGCAGCTCATTATGTTTGTGAGTTAATTGTGGCAGAGAAGATCTGCAATTCCTTTGGTCCCACACTCTTCAAGCAGAAATTTATGGAAGAGGTTGAAAAACTTCCAAATCTCGAAGAGTTAGATCAAAATTTATTTGAAGAAATGCTTCCACAGGGCGCTATCCTGTCCACACACGCTATTCCTGCTCTAAAGCGACATTTTGGAAAATTTGAGCTTGTAGGGGTAGAGGATATGTTGTACGAAGAGATTGAAAAAGGGACACTTGATATCGGAGATAAGAAGTTTAAAGGCTTTGTTGATCTCGTCATTAAAACTGAGGATGGTACAACACACATTATTGACTGGAAGACAACTGGTTGGGGCTGGAAACCAGAGAAGAAGTCAGACAAGATGGTTCACTACCAACTTACCCTCTATAAACACTTCTTTGCGAAGAAGCACAGCTTGGACCCAAGCAACATTGAAACACACTTTGGGCTTCTGAAAAGAACTGCGAAGAAAGATCAGGTAGAGATTTTCAGAGTGACCAGTGGACCAAAAAAAACAAATAATGCACTTAACTTATTACACAAAGCCCTTTACAATATCGAGAAGAAAAACTTTATTAAGAATAGACTCAATTGTAGAAACTGCGACTTATACAAAACAGAATTTTGCACGTAGGTGATTTATGACAAAGAAGATTAAGGTCTTGACTCTTTCAGACCATCCCCTTTCTCCCTCCGGTGTCGGAACCCAAACAAAATATATGATTGAAGGACTGCTCAAAACGGGCAGGTATGAGGTTGTTTCTCTCGGCGGAGCGATTAAACATCAGAACTACCAGCCTATGCGAACTGAAGAGTGGGGCAATGATTGGACGATCTACCCAGTAGATGGGTACGGCACACAAGATACTGTTCGGTCTATTTTAAGAAATGAAAGACCAGATATTTTGTGGTTTATGACCGATCCCCGCTTCTATGGATGGTTGTGGCAGATGGAAGACGAAATCCGCCCACTTGTTCCAACGGTCTATTATCACGTTTGGGACAATTACCCTCCTCCGAAATTCAATAGGCTTAACTATGACTCTACCGATGTGATAGTTACAATCTCTAGATTAACAGATGAGGTTACAAGGATTGTCTCAAAAAAAGCAGAGGTGATTCACCTACCGCACGCTGTTGATACAGAGATTTTCAAGAG